GTCCTGCTCAGGGACTTTGATAAGGTCTAACACACCCATCTGATACTCTAGTGGGAAGTTGTTAGTCGCATCTGAGAGATCTACGGAATAAACCGTATCTCCTCTCTCCAACCAGGACGAGACACGACGCACCCCAATACTCTGATCGTAAGTACAATCAGAGCGGATGGTTTTGAGAACTGCAAGTAGGTAGGCCTTCAAGGGCTCCATCGCACACTGGAGAACCAGGTTCGGTGAAGCGAAAGCACGGAATTTCATCCCGGGCTCCTGTGAAGAACCAACCACACCCACCGGAGCATCATCATAACAGCTGGATTCCTTCCAATCACCATAAGCGTTGTGATATGGATGGACCATCTCAAAGTAATCCTCTCCAACGGAGCCCAATGCATCGAGCACCCGAGGAAAGGGATGAAATGGACGGAAGTTGTCCGTACCCAGAAATGCGGAGTGCTGTCTATCCGCATAATTGACACCATCCTTCCCGACACCCTTCTTGCGAAGGATATATGGAAGTGACAATGGTGGGGCCTCTTTTAAAAGACCCTGATGTTTAAGGTACGATCTGTCTGGACAAGCTACATCCAGAGCCACCCGACCACTGGGATAACCAGGACCGGAGAGCACGTAACCACCCATTCGGGCAGCACGTTCGGACCGCGCAGGACTCTGACTAACCGAACCCATGAACTTACGTTCCTGAGTTGGCGTCGGACCCTCTCTCTCACCAAGACACAATGAGGAGTAAACCATCAACGCGTTAAACGCGCGGCGTCTTTGTCGGTAACGACTAGATAACAGCTTTGTCCAAATTGGACGCCAAGGACCTGAAGGAACAGATCCTCTGTGGGACACCCATGTAAAAACTGGGGTACCACCGGCAAGCTGTACCATAGCCGCCTGCTTTAGGACTTTCAAACGTTTTACAACGTTCTCAGGCCCTTCAGCACCAACCTGCTTATACACCTGATCGACTATAGGGAGAGTCTCCTCTCTTGTCAAGCCGACCAGCCTAAGCTTATGACACAGTTCATCTCTTAAGGTATGACTTTTAGTCATAGCAATGCCCTCTTATGAGGTGTGTTGCACCTTG